GGATAAACCAGGACTGCCGAATCCACAATTTTATTATGGAGTGTATCATGATACGCAGTGTGCCTTGTACCTATCAAACATCAATAGTGTTCAGAGGCATTACGACTACAAGTACTGCTACTGACATCAAGTCAATAACATTACCTAGTAGTAAGGATTCCATAGATGTTGGGGAGTTTGTTCCCGGCATTTATAGAGTGAACCCTTATAGCGTGTCACGAGGAAGTACGGATGCAGGTGGTACGAAAGTTACGACCATCAACACCAGATACTTCTATGGTGATGCTCAAGTTTTTACGGCAACATCAGAGGGTGGCTTTACGCTAGACCTGTTAAGTCAGGCTAGAGCCAGTCGTGCACTTCCTAGTACGGACGGCTACGGACAACTTGCCTTACAAAAGGCAAAGAGTAAAGTAGCAACCGCGGACCTTGAACTCGGCGAGACTGTCGGTGAATTCGGACAGACCGTCGCATTGCTCAAAGATCCTTTAAGTTCATTGAGGAAGTTCCTCATGGACGACAGAAGTCGCAACTTTAGACTACTCTTAGCACTTATGCGAGGAGAAAAACGTCAGGTTGCACGGCTGTTAGGACGTACTGGTAAAGCGTCAGTTGACGCTATGGCCAATACTTGGGTAGAGCTTCGCTATGGCCTTAGGCCACTCGTGATGCTTGTTCAAGATGTAATTGAAAGAGTCAACCGTGATAGAGACAGGCTATTTGATCCTAACAAGATCAGATCAGCTAGAAGTACAATGGTATTTACCGAGAAGCACATGGCGCCGTTAGGCGCGCTTTGCGGTTACCATCGTTTCTCAGGCACGGGTATGGTAGAGGATGAAATCAAAGCCACGGCATCAATTCAGTATCTGATGTCGCAGGAACTAGGTTTTATGGACGCGCTTGGTTTAACACCCAGGTTTCTACCAGAGGTAGCGTGGCAGTTAACAAACTGCTCGTTTGTGGTCGATTGGATATTCTCAATCGGGCCTTGGCTTGGTACTTTACGGGTAAACCCAAATGTAGTAATACTGGGCAATACCGTTGGTATTAAAGTTAAAAGGAGTATCTCACTGAAGCATTGTACTGCATTGAATACGAATTATGTTCTCCGTAGTACAACGCCGATAGGCTTCGTTTGTAATGATACTCTTACAGAGGAACATTATAATCGAAAGTGTCATGTTGACATGAGTTACTTACCACACTTCACTTGGGGTAGAGTGCTAGACTTGTTTAGACTAGTTGACTCTCTCTCTCTAATCTGGCAGAGATTGCCAAAACGTAGGAGGTAGTGATGGGTATATCTAACCTTTCGCTCCAAAAGAATGCTACTGGTGGAACAACCACTGGTGGAACGGCCATGGCTTTATCAAGCGATGGTACGGACGTCAAGAATGGGAAACATGTCGTAGACGCAAGTGAGACGAACTTTGTCGTTCGTTCGAGCTTGACACTCAAGACACGAAATCCTTCAAGATTGTCAGACGGCAGCCTAACAAAGGCTAAAAGATCAGGAACTGTTATTGTCCCCAAAGTGTTAGCCGACGGCTCTGTTGTTTACAACTTAGTCCGATGCGAGCACGAGATTCATCCGGAGACAACACCGGCTGAGCATACCAACATACTTATGTTGGGTGCCCAGTTCTTTACGGACTCCGATCTTGCCAGTTTCCACTTAACCGGTAACTTAGATTAATGTCGCCGAGTAAAGTGGTCAACACCGTTCGGATAACCGAGGGTGAACACAAACAATGGAGATATCCATGTCTGACAAGAAGAAAAGTAAAGTACCTCGTTATAGTACTGGTACTGTTGCTATTCAGTTGTACAGCAACTTACTTCGAGATTTCAGAACAACTGAAGGCCCCGCTTTCTATCGCAATACAGACTTTGCTCTATTAACTGATGTCAAATCCTTTCGCGCTTTTAAGCGGCCAGAAATGGATCAGGTGTCGGTATGTACGTTCAAACGTCATAAGCAGATGGATGCGTTGCTTAAGAAGTTCCGCTTCAGCACTGATGCCTTTACGGATGAGGAGCTTTCAGAGAAAACGCGTAATGCGTTTATCGAAGAGCAAATCAGACTGCATAGACCAATGGAACTCAAAGTATCGGGTTTTATGGTATTGCAGCGAGCGCGGTTAATCGCGCGTCGTATACTCGGGGATTATCCCGGGGATGAGGTTATTGAGAATGTGCGATTTGGTCGAAAGTCGTCTATTGGCTGTCCGTTGTCCCTTGCATTTATCGATGTTAAATTGTCGGTAAAGCGGGCATTCACGGCGACAAAGGATACTGCAGCATATTTCTTCGACACTGTATTGCCCGGTGATCATATCCTTTCGAGGATATTAAAGAATCACAAGGTTTCAGAGTTAAAAGAGCAGCTGTCGTATACTTATCTCAACTTAGTTGAAGTTCCAAAAACTTGGAAAACGTATCGACTGATTACACCGCTCACGCTTTTAGGTTTGTTTTTCTCCTATGGCGTTGGGCGGGTTGTACAAAGTCGTCTGAAAGATGCAGGGCTTGACATCTCCAGATTACAGGAGGTTCATGCGGCCATTATTAAGGCCTATTCTGTAACGTGTTCGCATGTTACGGCTGACCTATCAGCAGCTTCTGACAGTATTACGTCAGAGATGTTGAATCGCATTTTGCCACGTCCATGGTATGTAGCTTTAAAGAAAACATTCGTCCGTCAATTGAACATTGATGGGAGGATGGTTTCGACTGCTTCAGTTTTACCGATGGGCAACGGCGCTACGTTTCCAGTAGAGACCCTTGTTTTCTATTGCATTATTAAGGCAATAGGAGAGCTTACGGAAGTAGAGGGAACATACAGCGTTTACGGAGATGATTTAATCTATCCGACTCCTTTGCATAAGTATGTAGTGGGGATCTTTCCCCAACTGCACCTTAAGCTTAATAGTGAGAAAACGTTTGTTGACTACCAGTTTCGTGAGTCCTGCGGGTCAGATTTCTACCGCGGGCAAGACGTAAGACCTTACTTTTTAAAAGGAGATGCCGAATATTTGACTCGCGTCAGATATGAAGCTTTCCTGTATCAAGTTTACAATGGTCTGACTGCTAGGTGGGAGCCCTTAGAAATAAGGCAAACCCTCACTTGGCTTTTGTCGGAACTGTCAGTCGTTTCACATGGCTTATGCCGTGTCCCGCCTTCGTTTCCCAGTTATTCCGGGATCAAGGTTGAACGATTTACAGATGTGCCATTGGATTACCACCTCCTACCGTTTAAACCGATTAATGCACGTTTTGTGAATGGTACGCTGGACTATCAGTTTGATTATCTGACTGAGACGTCGAAGCAGCGTATCGTTGAATTCACCCAGCCTTATTACTGGTTGGCACTGCAGGGTTTGAATGATGAAGTCGACGAAAGTTACTCCTATAAAAGGGAATCTTTCACGGACCGGGCTTTCAAGTCCTGGTTACATCGGCTTTCTCGCCTAACAAAGAGTGATGTATCTGCTCTGCATGAAGCGAGGGAATCCAACCTTTCCTGGAAGAAAGTCAAGAAATCGACTGTCTTCTGGCATAAAGGAAGGAAAGTGGTAAAGGACACTACAAAGTACGTGCCAGTCGTGGCTTCCCGTGTGGGATCCACCGTCTCGACTGCAACAACTAAGACGGGTTCAATTACATATTGGATCTAAGAGGGCG